ATAATTACAGCTTGTAACGGGTTATATTACTTAATCCATTTAAATCCCTGGGCCATCAGTCCTAATAAGCTTATAAATCCTGATCCCATCAATCCAAGCATCCATTTTTGAGTATTTTCAATTCTTTCAAGAGTCTTTTCTATTTCGTTATCTTTTTGTTTTAACAATTCAATGTTCAATTGTTCTCTTGTGAATAATTGTGTTTCTGCATTCATATTAAGTCTCCATTGAGACTTCCTTGTCTATTATATTTATGTAAAATTATTAAGGACGCCAGCCGTGACCGATATTGACGTCTCCCCAATTGTACCCTGGATTTGAATCTTTGTAGAGTATAGAAAGCTTTTTCCCTGATAAGTCTGGTGGATCCATGTACATCAATTTTCTTGCCATAGAGTTGTAAATCTTCTCAGATTCAGGATTAAATATGATTCCATATTCAGAGCACATGTAACGAGCAAGAGCATACCTTAAATACTCGATGTAGGAAGTGTCATAGCCTTGTATACCGTTATTTATAAAACTGTATGTGGTGTAATTTGGGACGTTATAAACGTTATTAAAAGATTCTGTAACGTTCTGTAAATCCGTTTGTAAAGTTACATCAACTAAAAAAATCTTAACCTTCATCTTAATTGGATATGGTTGGTCTGGGATGAAGTACATACCATAGGTGCCTCCACCAACACTTCTTTCATAATTCCAAGAGAATGGTAGTGTATAAATATTGTCTACACGTGAGGAGCCAAAGTAGTTGCTACGGCTCGTTGAAACCATTGGATAACGAACAACATTAATATTGAAAGTTGAAGTTTCAATTGATGCTACATAAGGAAGAAAATAATATTCTTGTTGAGGAATAGCATTAAAAGTTATGTATTGCCAATAAGGGACTAAATCGGTCTCAATCTGTTTGTAATTCAACAAATCATTGAGCATTTGAAGTCCGTCGTTAATTTGGTCTCCAGTTGGAACTTGTAGATTTCGAGCAACAATACCGGATAGAAACCAAGAGCGAGTAATTAATTGTTGGGCTGTGTATGTCATGATACCAATATCCTTATTGGTTATACGGGAACGAATTGGGCTCCACTCACAGAAAATCCAGATACATAAATAGCAACTGTATCTGCCCCTGATACTTTGTATTGAACTACTGGCGATGGAAAAGGAGGACTAATACTTACATTTTGAGCTAGAACTGTACTTATAGATGTTGTATTAACAGATGCTACCTGGCCTGTAATAACTGACTGTCCAAAAGATGATAAACTGAGCCCTGCCCTTAGAGATAAAGTATCTCCTGCTGCACCTGGATTAAAAACTGTATATAGATATACAGGTATATTCGAATAAAGTGGAACTAAGTTGTTAAGATTTACATTGGCGTATGTATTAGATGTACCAGCAGTTATTGCTGTAATCTGCGGAGTATCATAAAAAAATGTTAAATCACTTCCTAACCCAAAATAATAACCCGTCTGCCAATATGAACTGCTATCTGTAGGCCAAAAACCAATAAATCTATATGAGTCATACCCAAATGGCATGCTCGGTCCAGGAACTTCGTAAACATTTATACTATTTGTGGCAAGAGCAGAAAGAGGAAGATAATCACGTGAATCTGCAATGATATAAATTGCATACATCGTATTCGGTGTTACTAATTCACCCTGAGCAATACCACCAGGCCCACTTACCGTATTATCTATACGAATAGGAGCGCTTGTTATGCTACCTAGAGCATTAGGGTTATTATCTCCTAAATCAATATCAATAACGTTATTAACATCACGACAAAATCCAGCCAAAAGACTTAACTTTGTTGCTGGAGAAACGGTACTGTTTTGTAGTCTTAATCCATATTTATAAAGAAAAGGAGCATTTATAATCGGATAATTCTCAACCATACTACTCATAACTTTTCCTTGTAAAAACCATACCGAGGGTTAGCTCGATATGGTTTGAAGATTACACCAGTGCAGGATATGCAGTATTAGAAACGCCTGCCCATTGGGCTACAGAGACGCTAACCGCATCGGAGCTTGAAGTAACTAAATAATCAATTTCCGGTTTGGATGAACCCACACCCGCTATTACATGGATATATTGTGTTTGGGCAATACCGGCTGTAACACCTGTGATGGTTACTAAGTTCGCTGTTGCAGATGATCCGGTGGGCCTAAATTGAACTACATCCCCTGCTGCTGCAGGTGTAAATTGCACCAACAACGTAACAAAAACATTAGGTAATGTTGTTGTTGGGATAGCACTATTGGTAGTCAAGTCAATGGCTGTGAATGTTGTGGCATTCCCCCCTGTTAAGACAGAAACGGCAGGAACGTTATAATATTTCAAAAATCCTGCGCTAATGTTTTGTGGTTTATGAGTAGCATAAACAAAATGAGATGAACCATCTGTTTCCCAAAAACCAATCAGACGATAAGAATCATAGCCTGATGGCAATATAGGGGCCGTGTTGCTAGTTAAACTCAACACTGCAGCAGTGGTATTATAATTGCGTGAATCGCCAATTAAATAAACTGCATATTGAGTGCTCGCTGCAATTGTTCCTGTATCCAAACCATTTACGCCGTTGACAGCTGAATTAATCATCAACCCAGGTTGATATCCAGCAAATTGCGGTGCAGGGTTAACAATTCCGAAATAATTCGCAGCGCCAACAACGAGGTCTATACTATTAGAGCTGTCTCTTGCAGCTCCTTCAGAAACAATAATCTGCGTAGCACCTGTAGGTGCTGCTGCTGAAAGATATAACCCGTATATATAATATGCTGTTAAACCATAAATTGGGTCATTCTGTGTGGCAGGAACTAATCCACCTGCATCTCCTGAAATACCAGTCATTTTACTCTCCTATAAACTTGAGTTTAATTCCCCCGAATTCGGGGGAATTGCCATTAGCCTTGTGACAGAGGAATGATGTAACGCATGGAATATTCGGGAACAATTACCGAACCATGTGTTTCGTCATAGATCATGCCTGTTTGGTTTTGGCCGAATAAAGAACCATAAGTAAGACGTAATGAAGCGCCGGTTGTATCGTCGTATTCATTAGCCGTTGGGTATGGACTTTGTTCTGGTAACTGAGGCATGGCCAAATAGAAAGCATCACCACCTAAAATACCACCGCATCGGTGTGATGGAAGCCCTAAGACTTGCATGCCGGCAACGATTGGTGTATTTACGTTTTGGTTTTGACCACCTGCCCAGTTCAAAGCTGGAGTAATGTTAATAGTCACATTACCGGAAGCATTGGCTGCTGCACTTGAAGTGGCACGAAATTGTACAGGATTGGCGCTTGGGAAATGGCCGATGAAAGTCAAATATCTGGCATTCGTTTGACCAGAAACACCATCTTGAAACTGGAATAAGTCACCAGCAAAAACAGCATTAGCATCTGATGCCGTTGCACCTGAGAATGTAATTTGAGTTACATTTTGACCTGTAGGATCATTTGTAGAAACTACAGTCAGCGTTTGCTGATTAACACCTGTATCACCAGAAACGTGAAGAGGTAATAAGTTAGATTGATAGTAATCAACTAACGGCGTACCAAAATCACCTACTTCCCAAGATTGTGCTATTTCATCATTACGATGTGGAACGAACTGGTTAAGCCCGTTACCTACCACAGATGGAATAACAGTATCTGGCAAATAAACTTTTATGCCTTCAGCCACAGAACCGTAGTTCTTGAAGAACATAATAGCTTGCGCTAATTGTTGGTAAGAACTGATTGCTGTAGAACCATTACCATAGAAACGATAAGGACCTGAGAAAGTATTGGTTGTACCGTCAAGCTGTGAAACAACACCGGATGCCCAGTTAAGAGCAATATTGCCTTCAACGAGTGCTGCTAATTCTGCAATGGCTGACTTACCAAACACACGCATATAATCTTCTTCGCCTTTTTCAAGGTTAAAGATTCTTTGTTGTGAGGTCACGGAGAACGCGGTGTTATTAGCCTGGTCACAAGCAAGTGTTTGAACGCGCTGTACCGCTGGTTGAAATGCAGCAACAAGGCCGGCCGTGGTAGTGAAACGAGGAGGCAAATCAAAGGTTACGGTTGAGCCAAGGTTTGCTTGAATCTTATCGAAATCTTTAAATTTAGTGTTTGCTGTAGATATATGACAGCATAAGTTCTGTAAAAGTGCTAAACCTGAGCGTTGGTAGGTTTGCACTTGTTGCAGAATATTAGTAGGGAAAACAGCCATGTTAATAACTCCTAACTTTAGTCCTTTAAGTTAGGAATCAGGAATGTCTTAAGCCTTATATTTTCTTTTTAAGTCAGACCAAGACAGAGCACCTGATTCCGTGCCGGTGTTAGAAGGTCTTTGTTGAGATAACGGTGAATTGGCTTCTTTTGGCTGCGAGCTTCCTTCATTTGCCTTTATGGATTCTGACAAACGTTTAATCTCGTAGATGCCGTCTGCTGAATTGTGAGAGCTTAAAGATTCGAGCCTATATAATTTGTCTCGATTCCTGGCTAGGTGATAGAGAACGTCGGCAGTATTATCAACGTGTTCGGCTAGAAGCTGTACAACATTAGGGTAATATTGCATTTCGACATTACCTGTCACGGACTCAAAATCATTAAATTTCTCTTTACCAGTTACAATCTTGTCTTTAAACTTCCCGACGATTCGATTAGCCGCATCCATATTGGCCCTTTCTTGAGCTTCCTCTTGAAGTTTGCCAAAGTGACGCTTAATCTCTTCACCGGTCATTCGCTTTACATCATCTTCTGATATAGAACGATGCGACTGATCTTGAGTTATTGACTGACTTGATTGGCTTGAAGTTTGTGTCTGTTGACGCTTATAAGCTTCTACAGCACGCTCTGCTGCCTCTCTTTTTGCAGAACCAACAATCTCGTTGACCTGTGATTGTGGAACCATTTTCTCTGTATAAGTAATTGGTTCAACTGGTGTCTGAGTCATTTCAGACGTGCTGTCCATAGCACTGTTATCCATAACATTTCCTTCTAGCTATTTCCCCGCTACGGTAATTGCCTCTGCCTTACGAACAGGTCTCGGACTATTACGCCATCACGCTGTAAAACGCCTCACATAACGCATGAGTCTCGGTGGGCTACGTGCCATCCATGGCAAAGCGCATAAATGCGTGTCCACAGGCCTAAGATAAATAAGAAGGGATTTGTGTTCTAGAGTAGGTATATAGCGGTGTGACTCAATATACTTTTTGGAATAGCAATATTAATGCAGGAATCAATTAATACCGGATATCATCGTCTTGGTAACAATTATCAATATGAGGGAACATATGAATGACAAGTCTTATTTTTTCGACCCATGCGATTTGGATGAAGAGGACAAATTGGATGATGGGATTACTTTAGATAACTGGAAACCTAGAGATAGAAAAAAAGGTCTAGTTCAATCTGACTGGAGACAAAACCAAATAGGAAAAGATTTTGATCAACAACCAGGAATAGATGACATCACTAAAATAGAGTCTTTTCTAAGGAAGAAGGTTTCAGATCCTGAGATAATGAAATACTTTGGGATTAGCGCCGATACTTTGGTTGCCATTAAGAAAGGAACTTATTGTCCAGTCGAAGGCATTCATTTAGACAATCTTTCTAAGATTCAAAAGGAATTTAAAACTATCACCAGAAAATTATCTTTACTGCAAAGGGGCGCTGATTATATTTCTAAAATATTATTTATTTCTGAAGAAGACCTAAAACAATATAATGACTATTGTAAAAACAAACGGCCCAGAAATTACCCGGAAAACCAGAAAGATCAGAAAAATCAGAAAAAAAACTAAATTTAATTAAGGATTATGATGCTTATTGTTGATGGAATTCAATATTTAGTAGAGAAAGAAGTATCTAAAAACTACGGTTTATCTAGGCACTGGTTCAGGAAAGCGAGATGGGCTAAAAATGGACCACCTTACCATAAATTGAATGGTAAAGTTTTTTATAAGGAATCAGAAATTAACGAATGGTTTAATAATCATTTAACTCATTATGAATAAATGCTCTTTTTATTGGCTTACAAGACAAAAATTGTTATTCTGAAATCCTTTTTAACGTTGTAAGGATGTAGAAATGCCGGGTATAAACGAACAAAATTCGATGAAAATTGATGCTGATTATCAGGATGTAATTTCTTTTAAGACCATCTTTGAGATGGAAGATCCCGTAATGAGTCCGCATACGGGGCATATTTATGACAGGGCTGATATTGAACTCTGGGCGAAGCAATGGGGAAATGACCCAATCGCAAGAGACAAAAAACTTACTTCAGAAATGCTCGTATCAGGTCGGTTTGTAAGGCAGATAGCCGATGAATCTTCAAAGAAATTTGAGGC